ATCGCCAGTCGGTCATCTCGGACGATAGGCTCAAAAAAGTAAGCGTACCAGTCCTGAATTCCGGAGTCAGAGATCATAGAGAAAGTCTCGTTGTAGACTTCTCCCTCTACCGCGTCATCCATTGTGACAGTGATTTCTGCGCAGTCGACGTTAATCAGAGCGAGAGAGTTCACCACGCTTGGCGATTGTAGAACGTACTCCATGCCGCCAGCTTGCTCGGTCTGCTCCTGAACGATGCCATTGAATAGCTTCCAGCGGTTCGTGCTGGAAACTTCGAGCCACCATGTGCCGTCGTCAGTTGTGGGATCGTTCCCGGTGTTAGCGCTCTGCTGGGATTCGTAGATCTTGTGAACGCCAGTCGTAACGATTACCCGGTCGCCGTCAGCGTAAGTCGTGCCGACCAGCCATGCCGAGTAGTCAGCCTCCGGAACATCCGAAGACTGAAATATCGAGTCTGTAACCGTTTCCGGTCGAATTAGCTTCATGTTATGCCCTCACTGGCGGCAAGCCGTTCTTGTCCCAGCGGTCGTTAAGTCGATAGAGCTTAGAAGTGTTTCTCGCCACTGCGATCATTACGTCTTCAATACTCTGGCGTAGTCCGCTCATCTCGTCTGCTATGTTGTCAGACGCCCGGGCCTGTTCTGCGGTCTGAACGCGCTCTCCGGCGTGCAGTTCTGCGACATAGCCGTCGTACGGAACCATATCGAGACCGTCTCTATGCTGACCGTCGACATATTTTGCTTGATAGTCAGCTTGTGCTCTTGAGATAAAATCATCTCTTTGTTCTATATCTGAAGCAGATACTGATCCATCAATTATTGAGAACGGATTCACGTTAGAGACATCGGTTTGCGTGTAAACTCCGCTATCGTATGCGTCTCGCGCTCTGCCTATAAATGACTCTAATTCAGCATTTCTTTCTGTTCCGCTGGAAACGGTTTCATTCTCGCTACTAGAGTTTAGTGTCGCGTTTGCGTTATTCATTAGAATGCGGCTTCGATGCTCTAGTAATGAAGTTCCCGCCACATCCAGAATATCCTTCGCTCCGCCAGATCCGAATATCTGCGAGATCTCGCTTGCTGAGAGATTGTTTCTTGCACCGACGGCTCTCACCCATTCCTGAGCGAAAGTGTCGAGCTGCTGGGTCATCGGCTTACCTTTTGTCCTGCCCTCTTCGATGAATGTTCCGAGAACCGTTCCCGGGCCTGAACCTTCTACACCGAGACCGCTGAAAGTATGGCCTGAAAGATTAACCGAATATCCCATGCTCTCTGCTAGAGCTGTGAGCATTGCGTCCAGATCGCGCAGCGGCTTGATTGCTGTTTCGGCCTGAGCGTTTGTTGCGTTTTGCTTGAATCCTAATGGAGCGAACCCGGACTCGAACGGCGATGTCTGGAATATATTGTCGTCGCTCATGCCTCCAGTTTTCGCCATTGTGATACCAGCGGTAGATGTCGGAGTTCCGCCAGAGTCGAGACCAAAGCCCAGCGCAATCGCCGCAAGTGCAGCCGTTACCGGGTTAAATAGCATGGCGCCAAGATTAGCTCCAGCCATAGCCGCAGCCGTTGGCGGCCCCATAGTGCCAGCAGCAATTCCAGCGCCACCGCCGAACATACCGCCGATAAACTGCCCAGCGCTTGCCAGAACGCCTCCGGCTGTCAATCCTGCGGTTCCAGCTCCACCAGTTACTGCCGCAGTTGTTGCGGTAGTTGTTGCAGCAGTTGTCGCGGCAGTTGTCGCGGCAGTTGTTGCAGCAGCTCCACCACCGAAGACGCCGCCAGTTAATACCGACGCCGCTTGCGATGCCATAGACGCTATTCCAGCCCCTATTGATGAGAATATCCCGCTGAACATCGAGCTGATCGAAGTTCCGATTCCGCTGAATGTGCCAGAGATCATTTCGGCAATCTGTGAAGCCGCCCAGTCCGCGATAAATTGCAAGATCATCGCTTTGAACTTCTTGGCGAGATTGTCGAATGCGTCTCGACCGTTCTCGAATAGATCCACAAAGAATCCAGAGATATTGTCTTTCATCTCTTCGTATGCTTTCGCTGCTGCTTCTGCTGCTTTCTTCGCTTCTTCCTCAATGGCTTTCTGCGTTGCTGCGTTTTCCTCTTCCAGCTTTTTTGCTGCATCTGCGGCGTCGAGCATCGCTTGCTTTTCATTGTGCAGCTCAGTCGTTGCGTCAATTATCGCTTTGCCGAGATCTGAAGTTGCATCTACTCCAGTCTTTTGTAGACCGTTGCGAATCTCAATTTCGAGATTGCTTAGATTTAGAGCATCCTTTTCGTCGCTTATTGTTCCGAGCAGCTCCAGCGCTTTTGTGTTAGCTGCTTCTGTCTCTACCGCCAGATCATTGGCTGCGACTGCACTAGCGTCGACTTCAACCGCATAGTCAGAGAGAGATTTGCCAGCGTCTTCGAAATTAGTATTGGATGTGTCGACTTCGGTGTTCATCGTCTGCAATTGTGATTCCAGTTCTTCTATTCGTCCTTTTGTCTCGTCAATAGATGTGGCAAATGTGTCCGAATTAGTAGAGCCAGATTCCAGCTTTTCCAGAGTCTTGTCGAACGTATCGTTAAAAGTTGTGATGGCATTAAACGGGTCTTTCGCAGCCGCAGCGACTGCCGCCATAGTTGCGATGGCTGTATTTTGCAGGCTGGTGAACATCCCGCTAAGACCAGAGATAGCTGCCGAGAATGTACTCTCGAAGAATAGCTTCAAAGTCATCCACTTTAGTTCGATCGATGTTACCGTTGCTACTATAGCGTTTTTGGCCAGTTCGAAAGCCGATTTCAAAGTGTCGGATATTGCGCCGCCGACTGTAGATGCGACGCCTGAGATCAGATTGAAAGAATTCGTTATAGCAGAAAATACAGTCGAGAAGTTTTCCATTAAGAATAGCTTCAGTTTCTCGAAAGCGATCTGGGCCATAACTCCGGCTGTTTCTGCTGCGGCCTTTATTTCGTCCCAGTAAGATATAATCAAGACAGTAGAAGCCGCAATCGCCGCAGCAATCAAGCCGATGGGATTAGCCAGAATCGCAGTGTTCATGGCGAGAACTGCTGTCCTTACCGCTGTGATGCCTGTCTTCGCGTTTTTTAGTCCTGCCAGTATATTCGCGGCATTAGATCCGATCGTGAATGCTGCGAATCCAGCCGCCGCAGCGACGAGACCAGTTCCGAGTAATTCGATGTTCTCCGTAATAAGGAGAACCACTGCGCTGGCCGTTGTTATAGCTCCGGCGAATAGATTGATACCGCCCACGTCGCCGATCTTTCGGAATAGCGCCGAGACGTTATCGGATAGATTAGAGAGAAGGCCCGGGAGCGCTTTCATCTGATCTTCCATCGCCGTGCCAAACTTGGTCTCGCCAATTTCGAGCAGATAGTCCTGAATCTCTTTAGATGAGTTTCCGATCGTCTTCGTTACGCCCTGAAACGTCAGAGATACCTGATCGCCCTGCTTCGATGCTTTGATGCCGAACTCTTTCAGACGCTCAAATTCGCCCGTAGAGGCGTCCGCGACTGCTTCGATCATTTGCATCATGTCTTTGCCCATCGCGGCTGACGTGTTGCCATACGACCGCAGAGCGCGTTCTGACGGGTCTAATCCCAGCGCTTTGAGTTTAATAAACCCTTCGACCGACTGATCGAGAGTAAATGGAGTCTGAGATGCGAACTTTTCAAGTTCAGAGAATGCGAACGCTGCGTCTTCGGTGCTTCCGGTCATAGTCTTGAGAGAGCCTTTCAGTCTCTCCGACTCTGTAACCGTCCGGGCGAAGTTGCTAACCAGTGCGCCGACGCCGAGCGCAGCCATAGCTCCGCCCAGCAGTTTGAATGCCGACGTTGTACTCTTGGCGCTTTTCGCCATGTCGTCGTTTGCAGCGTTTACCTTATTTCTAGTCATCTGCCCGGTCGTGCCGAGCTGCTTGATGTCTTCGTTAGCCGCTTTGACTTCCCGAGTGTCGACTTTTATCTGTATCGTTGCTAGATCCATGCTTGTCCTTAATAACGATGCCGCGTAGAACTGACTTCATGCCTTTGGCGATGTCTTGCTGTTCTTCTTGCGTGCGGTAGGGCGCTTGAACGTCCTGATTGTCGTATTTTAGCACACTGCTGGCATATAGAGCGGATAACCGTTTTATGGTCTCAGCTTCCCATCCGGTGAGATGCAATCGCGTTCTCGCCACAAAAGCATCAATCTCCTGCCAAGTCAGTCCATGAAC